ATGGATGAGGAAAGCATTGAGAAGCTGCTGCGCACTATTGACAGCCTCAACACAGAGTTTAGCTGCCTTGTGATCGACACTGTGGCTCGCAGCATGACCGGCGAGGAAAATTCAGCGACTGATATGTCCAGCTTCATCAGAGGCTGTGACGCAGTGAAGCATCACACCGGCTGCGGCCTGCTGGCGATACACCACGCGGGTAAGGACGCCAGCAGGGGCATGAACTCAATGCGCGGGTCAAGCGCCCTAGCTGGCGCTGCTGACACCGTGCTGGCCGTTGGCAAGTCAGAAAACATCGTGGCACTGTCAATGGATAAGCAAAAAGATGCAGAGCCAATGGACAAGATGACCTTTGAGATGGTCAGCATTGCCCTGATGGATGACACCAGTATCGTGATGAAACAGATTGAGGCGCAGGGTGCAACCAAGCGTCCAGAGTTGTCAGCGCGGCAGTATCATGCGTTTCAATCGCTGCAAAATACGTTGATAAAGTTGGTCGTTGATGCGGTGTCAGTGGACGTTTGGCATGATGCCCATAGGTCGAAATCACCCGATTTAACCAGCGCACAACGCAAAGATGCGCGTCAAGGACTGCAAGATAAGGGTGTGGTGACGGTGCATGAGGGCAAAGTGTGGATAAACAAGGAGATAGCGGGAAATGTGGGGTGACCATCCCACACCTATCGCACATCTGTCGCAGGGTGGGGCGGGTGCGATGATCCCTAGGGATCGCACCCTACCATCGCACCCCACCCAAAGGAGGGTAAATTGAAGGGAAAAGTAATGAAACCAAGCAAGCAACATTATGCGCCTAGTCAAATGGCAATGCGCCGAATGCAAGATGCGCTGCATGAATATGATCGAGCCGCGACAGCAATGGAAGCGAAGTGGGGCGTAGATAGGTTGCCTTGGCTTTGTGAGCAGGGGCTGCGTGGTAGGTTTGAAGCGCAGATGGATAAGCTGAATGAGGCGATAGAAACCCAGCAGGATGTAGAGCATCAGGTATCGGTGACATTGCGGGGATTAGCTGCGCTTGAGCAGGCTGCTATCGCTGGTGGGCATGAACCGTTGAGTGGTGACTATTGGGAAGCGGCAATGGATGATGGCAAGGTGCTGGCGATTACGCGCAATGGCTATGAGGCAGGCAAGGTTGCCAGCGAGCATAGAGAGATGGTGGTGTATAGTGTTGATGAGATCGCAGCTATCGTGTCAGGCTGGCGCAAGGACAAGGCTGGGCAAGTGGCTGGCATAGCCAAAGCGATGTGGCCGGGTGCCGCTGTTGAAAAGGTAAGAACAAGAACTGAAAAGGAACTGAACGATGAAATCCCTTTCTAGGAAATGGTCAGTGATGCCAGCCAGAGCAACTGGCGACAAAGAGTTGAAAGAACGCGAACTGCGTGTGCTTATGGCGCTGTGTATTCACACCAATGCGGCTGGTGTGTGTTGGCCGTCAATGGACGCTATGTGCGCCGTGACAGGCTTTGCGACACGCCAGAGTATCCACGACGCTATGAAGATATTGAAGCGCAAGCGGTACGTCAGGCAGCTAAAGCCAAAGGATTATCAAGAGACAGCCACAGGCTGGAAAAGCAATAGGTATCAGGTGCTGTGGGATGGTGACGAGGCGTTGCCAACCTATGAGCAAGTAGACAGTGCCAAGCCATTGCAACTGCGAAGGGATGATGAAATGGAAGACGCAAAAGAAACAGGGGGTCTGGGGGATTTACAATCGCTCTCTCACACGCACGGCTTGGCCGGTCGAGGGCAGCCAAAGTTAACCGAATTGCAGTTAACTTCTGCCGAACTCTGTCATGCCTACATCAATGTCGTAATGCAAGCGACTGGGCAAGTGCGCCTGTTTGATAACGAGATCTCACACGCAACGCGGCTGGCGAATGCCGGGTTCACTGCGGCTGATGTGAAGGCAGCAACCCTAAACACCTGTGATGCTGCGCTTGAGCGCAGGGCGGGGGTGCCTTCGCTGTACGATGTGGCGGAGGGGATGCTGTGATGTACACAAAAGCAAACGTTGGTTTGTCGGTATACGGCGCGGCCAGCGGCGATACCCGGCCACAGCAAAAGCGACCCCTTGCCCCCCGCCCCTCCTATCTATCTATAGGGGGTGTCACACAAAATTTTCGTCCCAAACCCTGCCGCGACTGCGACAATGGCATGATCCGCGAGCCTGACGGCTATGGTTGCGTCCAGTGGACTTCGTGCTATTCTTGTGGGGGGACAGGAGAGGCCAATGATTGATGAGGGCGATGGGTCGTTTGAACGAAAGCTAACCAACCGCCAATGCCCGCGCTGTCGCAGCGCGATTGTGTTGCGGCGCGATGACGTGCATAAACGTGAGTTCGATTGCACTGTATGTAGTTTAAAAATTATTGACGTTAAGGGAGAAAGCGAATGACTAAAAAAGAACTACCACCAATGAACCGTTTTGAACTACTGGACGCCGCCAAGGAAACTGTCGCTGATCGTGGCGAGGATTATGGCAGCATTTGGGATAATCACGAGCGCATTGCTATTATTTGGACGGCGCTTATTGGCATACAGATTGAGCCGGAGCATGTTGCTATGATGATGGCTGGCGTGAAGCTGGCGCGGTTGTCTGCGACACCTGATCATCAGGATAGCTGGGTGGATCTAGCTGGCTATGCTGCAACAGGATCGGAGTGTCTGCATGTCAGAAAAAACAACGCCAACAATTAGGCAGCAGCGGGCGGCTCTTGCGTCATCTGACGCAGACCGCCGCGAGGCTGTGGTGCAAGAGTTAGAGGCGATTGGCGCTGGTGAGGCGACTGACGTTATCCAGTGGGATGATATGGGGCGGGTGACATTGACGCCCAGCGATCAATTGTCTGATCGCGCCCGCCGGGCGGTTAAGAAGGTCAAGGTTACACCTAATCAGTTTGGCAATACAATTGAGGTTGAGATGCACGACAAGTTGTCGGCGTTGCGGCTATTGGCGAAGCATCGCGGGTTGTTAGAGCCGAATGCGAATGACCAAAAGCCGAGCATGATTGGTATTAACATTACTGGGCCGACCACCAAGATTGTCGAGATTGAGGGTGACGATGGGTAAGGTCATCGACATGAAAGATTATATTAGCGTTAGATTTTTTAAGCATGATATTGTTTGTGGCTATTGTAATCAACGCACTAGGGGTCGGGTATATGATGGCGGTGAGGCTATTGTTTGCACGGTGTGCAGCGGGCCTATGCTTGAACTGACTAGCGATGAGTATTGCGGAGAAACCACTATTATTTTTGATCCAGAGGCGTAAAATGGCGAGATCACCAAGAGCAACAGACAGATCACCCCGGCGTCGCAAGCAACCGACCACTGAGGCTTTGGCGGGGTTGAATTTAGATTTTTCGGAAAGCCCGACCGTATGGGAATTTTTGCAAGACGACAGTTTTGTGCGTGGGTTGATGGGGCCAGTGGGATCTGGCAAGACATTCGGTTCGTTAGCGGAAGTGATGTTGCGAGCGGTGAAACAGGAGCCATCACCGATAGATGGGATCAGATATACTCGATTTGCAGTTATCCGAAACAGCTACCCGGAGCTACGCACGACCACGATTAAGACGTGGCAGGAGTTATTCCCTGAGAATGTTTGGGGGCCGATGCGATGGTCGCCGCCTATTACGCATCACATCAAGCTGCCGCCGCGTGATGGCGCGGCTGGCCTTGATTGTGAGGTGATCTTTTTGGCGCTTGACCAACCTCGCGATGTTCGGAAATTGCTTTCCTTAGAATTGACCGGGGGTTTCATAGACGAGGCGCGTGAGTTGCCAAAGGCGGTGGTTGATGGATTAACATCGCGTGTTGGACGTTTTCCGACTAGGGCGAATGGTGGTTGCACTTGGCGCGGCGTGTGGATGAGTACCAACCCAATGGATAGCGATCACTGGTGGCACCAGTTAGCTGAGAAAAATCCTATTCGCGGAAAATACCCTTGGAAGTTTTACAAGCAGCCCGGTGGCGTGGTTGAGGCAACCAAAGAGCATGAGGACGCTATATTCTCGGCTGATAAATACTGGATCAATAACCCGCAAGCTGAGAACGTAAATAATTTGCCGCCCGGCTATTACGAGCAGCAGTTGGCGGGCAAGACCATTGACTGGATACAATGCTATGCCGGGGCTAAATATGTTTATGTGCAGGACGGCAAGCCGGTCTGGCATGAGTTCGTTGACAGTATGATGTCGGCTGACGTGCATATCGAAGAGGGCTGGCCGGTTCACATTGGGCTTGACTTTGGTTTGACGCCTGCGGCTGTCTTTGGGCAGAAGATGCAGAATGGGCGGTGGCACGTTGTGCATGAGCTTGTTGCGTTTGATATGGGGCTTGAGAGGTTTTGCCATCATTTGCTGGCAGACATACAGCAGCACTTTCCGAAATCAGACGTGCTGATCTGGGGTGATCCGGCTGGTGTAAAGCGTGACGAGATATTTGAGGTGACTGCGTTTGAGCATTTGCGCACGATGGGGCTACACGCCCGGCCAACCAGCACCAACGATTTTATGGTTCGGCGTGAAGCTGGCGCTATGCCGATGAATAGGTTGATCGACGGCAAGCCAGGGTTGTTGGTTAACCGTTCTTGCGTCAAGACCCGCAAGTCTTTGGCTGGAGGTTATCACTTTAAACGTATGGCAGTAGGCGCTGGTCAGGAGAGGTTCCGCGATGTGCCTAATAAAAACCAGCACTCGCACGTTGGTGACGCATTTGGCTATCTAATGCTTGGCGCTGGTGAGGTGCGGAACATTACGCGCAACAGCCAGTTTAGCAATCAGTTCAAACAAGCCACAGCTAATATGGATTTTAGTATTTTCTAATGTGGCAAAAGGAAATAACCAACAATCGCCAGATCCAGATTGTGCCGTTTCACTGGGCGCACCCTTATGCGGCTGATTTGCGGGAACATGACAAGAAGGCTTTTGAGCATATCCCTAATTATCAAGAAATGTTAAAGGCGTTTCAAGCCGAGGGCGACGCTATTACGGCGATGTGGCGCGGCAGGATTGTCGCCTGCTTGGGTTGCAATGTTATGTGGCCGGGGGTTGCAGAGGCTTGGATGATAACATCTATAGAGTTTCCTAATATATCTACTACAGCGACAAGGGCAGCTATTAGATATTTCGATAAGGTTGCTATAAAGTATCAATTAAAACGATTGCAGATCACGGTTGATATGGAAAATGAGCTTGCGATGCGGTGGGCAAAGGTGTTAAAATTCACGCCAGAAGGGTTGCTGCGCAAATATGGGCCGGGCAATTCTGATCACATGATGTTCGCAAAGGTTTACGAATGACTAATCTTTTTAAAACACCAAAAATGCCGACGGCGCAGGAAGTTGCCCCAGAGGTGACTGCGGCGCAAAAAAGGCAAGAAGAGCGCCTTGAGGCGCAAGATCAGCAGCAGGCGCGGGCATTGGCGGCTCGGCGAAGGGTGCGCCGCACTGGCGGGATGAGAATGCTTTTATCTAAAGAGCGTGAAGCCCCACAAATGGGCGTTCAATCAACATTCGGCCCGATGCCATAGGAGGCAGCAGATGGCAGCATTAAGAGCCGTTATTGGTCGTGGTAAGAAAATGGGCGCTGTTTCAGAAGTTCCCCCAGAGCCAGTTACCCCTGTGGCGGCGACACCAGAGCAACGCGCAGAAGCTGCTCGCGGCCGCGCCCGCAGAACAAGCCGCCGTGGGTTAATGACACCCGGAAGAACCCTTGGCGGCGGTTCGGATCAAGGCACAAGAACTACATTAGGGCCATAAACACAGCAATAAGGAAAGAAATATGGGTAAGAAAAAAGGTAAGGGTTACGGTAAGTAATGGAAAAGAAAAAAGAGGTTTGGGATAAAGACCGGCCAAAGGGCTTGGGCAAGCCAAAGGGTTTGACCCCAGCGCAAAAACGCAAGGCTATGCGAGCCGCGTCTAAAGCTGGTCGTCCATATCCTAACCTTGTCGATAACATGAGGGCAGCGCGTGGTTAGATCACCGGCTTGGACACGCAAGGCGGGTAAGAACCCGGAAGGCGGTCTTAATGAAAAAGGACGTGCATCTGCCAAAGCGCAGGGCATGAACCTAAAGCGCCCAGTTAAATCTGGTGACAATCCGCGCCGCGCATCATTCTTGGCGAGAATGGGTGGGATGCCGGGGCCAGAATTTAAGAACGGCGAGCCAACGCGCCTGCTCTTGTCACTACGCGCTTGGGGCGCGAGTTCCAAGGCAGACGCAAAAAAGAAGGCGGCAGCTATTAGCAAAAGGAACCAAGCCAGTGCGTAGTGTTGAAGAAATCCTAAAGCGTCACGATATTGCGCAGCGCCGCAAAGACAATTGGCGGCAGATTTACGAAGACTGCTATGAATTTGGTTTGCCGCAGCGCAATCTTTACGATGGCTATTATGAGGGTGGTGGCTCTCCGGGGCAAAACAAAATGGCTCGCGTGTTCGATAGCACGGCAATTAACGCAACGCAGCGGTTTGCCAATCGCATCC